GTAATCCACCGCCAATTGCTTCATAGGCTTGGCGTGCAGCCGCAGCATCAACTCCTAGTTTGGCAAGTTCTTCCGCTCTAGACATACTGGTTGTTAAGTTCTGACCAAGGGCAGCGCCACCAATTTCGGCTGCAGTTACCTTACGTTTAATCTCTTCCATACCTTTAGTAGGGTCAAGTGTATAAGCAAGGATATCTGCATCCTTAATATCAGGATAGAAATCTTTTAATGCTTTCTTAACATTAGGATCTGCATCAAGAACTCGCTTTTGTGCAAGTACAATACGCTCATTCAGTTCAGTTGAATCAACATCACCAGAGATAAGAGCTTCAAAGTTTTTAGATACACCATCTGTACCTCTTGTATAATAAGATGCAGGTAATCCATAGTTACGAAGAATTTTTTGATAAGAGTCTTCTAATAAAATATATTCAGCCGGAGATAATGCTCTTAGACCTTTAGCGGTACGAGATGCGTTAGCAGCAAAGCGCTTCTTATAAGGTTCTGTGTCTTTTAATCTAACAGAAAACTCGTCATCTCCTACATCTTCTTGCAATAAAGCCTGTACATCTGGCGATAATGAATCTATACCGTATTGATTTAGCAGATCCAATGCAACAGCAAAGGCAGACTTAGGTGGTTGAGTAGGGCCAGTATTGCTAGTTGGTCCAGTAGATCCACCGGTTGGTCCGGTAGCACCACCAGTAGGACCTGTAGGTCCTGTTGGCGCTACAACATCAAGACCCATAGCTGCAGCATTTGCCACAGACTGTGCATCCAACATATCTAGTTGGCGTTGTTTTGCTGCGCTAATTGCCATCATTAACTCCTAAATCCAAAGTCTTGTAGGATTCTATTAACTGCAGAATATGCTTTTTCTCTGGCATTATTAGTATATTGCCAACGACTATCTTTCTTTAATGCTTTTCTAAAATCGTAGATAGACATTTCTCCGGTTGGTCCAAAGACATCTTGAAGAGCAGAGTCACCAAGATCTATTTGATCTTCTGGTACTTCTAGCAAAGAAGCCATAGTTGTTTTGTATGGAGAGTAAATAGTATCTAAGTCATTACCTTCGGCAAGTAATTTATTTACTTTTTCTGATCTACCTAAACCAGCCATCTGACGGATGCTGTCCTTAATAACATTAACATCTTTACCGTTGCGGATGTCAGTTACATATGAATTAATCTTATCATCACTTAAAGTAATACCGTTTAATCTAGCAACAGACTTAAGTGCTTGTGCAGTTAAACCTTCTTTTTCTCCTCGCTTAGTTTCAAATTCTGTTTTACCAGTTTTAGGATCTACGTTAATTTTCTTGATCTCATTGGTCAAGAATTGTTCTCTATTTAGATCAGATACGTATATTGTACGATTTCCAGATTTGGTGGTTTTACGACCTGCGGCTTTTTCTGCCTTGTTTAATTGTTTCTTAAAAGACGCAAGTTCAGTAGCGGTTGCTTCTCTACCTAGTACTGTTTTAAATTGAGATTGAATTAAAGATTCAGCATCAGTATCTGATGAAATATTTATTCCTACATCGGTGGCACTAGCGCCTGTTCCTTTAGCGCCAGCAACTCTACTAGAAATATAATCATTCCAATTAGCAGGCTTATAACCTTTAATATCTTTGTTTAGGTCATTTTGGGATTTAACTGCGTTAAGAGAATTAATATAGTTATTAAGTAAAGTTTCATTTGGGAATGAACCATCTATTGGTACGTCATAACCAGCATCTTTAAGAGTCTGAGCTAATTCTTTACGACCTTCTACGCCAAGATCAAATAGGAATTGACGAGCATCCTTAATCTTGGTATCAAGGTCTGCGGCAATAGATTCAATAGTTACCTCACCGGCAGGTTGGTCAGTAGTTCCAGTACCAGTACCAGTTCCAGTAGCAGGTGTTTCTTTAAAGCCACCCTTAATTTTATCTTCTAATGTTTTTATCTTTGCATCTAATGCAGTGGTATCTTGACCACGAGCCTTAAGCGCATCTCTAGTGCGCTTAGCATCTTCAAGATCTTTGGTTGCTTCATCTGTTCTTTTTTGTGCAAACTCATCTGGATTGCTTTCATAGTAAGACTTAGCATCTGCCTCTACTTTGCTTAGATCAGTCTTAGCTTTAGCAAGTCTTTTTCTAGCAGCATCTAGTTGTGCTTGTACGCCTGCTTTTGAGGATTCTGGAGTACTTGGTAATGCTTGCTCAAGACGAGAAACGGCTGTATTAGCATCATTAAATTCTTTGCTAGCGGTTTTCCATTCTGGCAAAGACTTTAAATAATCCTTAAGCGTTCTAGGTACAGCCATTAGTCATTATCCTTTCGTTTTAAACTTATCTAAATAGCGGTGCAAATAATGAATTGTATGCAGCAAGTGCATTTGCATCATTACCTGCTATAGATTTTAAAGTATTCAAAGTATTTTGCTTTAATATATCTTTGTATTCTTGGCTAACACCAGATCCTGGTAGTTCAGCAAACTCTTTAGATGATGCGTAACTGTCGTATTGAGTTAGCATTTTTTTAAGAAGGCTTCTAGTTTTAGGCTCTGTTTCTACCATTGGATCGGCAAGCATATTGCGAAGATCTTTTAAAGCTACCGCTCTTTGTAGGTTACTAGATGCGCCTTTGGCTAATTCTTCTTGAAGTAATGGTCTTACTCCCTTGAAGTCATCTGACCAATCTTGCCATTCTTGACGGATCATACGCTTTTCCGCTACGGTCACCGCAGTTGTAAGACGTAAATCGTACTCTTCTTTTTTCTGATAGAAAAGTTCTTTGTCTTTAGCAACGGATACTTGGCGAACAAAATCAGATACTGTTTTGTTTTGCTTTAGACCCTTGCTAAACAACAACTTGTAAGCGTTGAAATCAAAACTACCAGCCTGTGGAATTAAGAATGAAGCAGCCTCTGGGTATCTTGCAAGTAACTCTGCGTTTTCACTAACCCATTCGTTGGCACTATCTACAGCACGAACATTAGCTACTACGTTAGATTCTGATTCAGATATTGTATAAGGCATTTGGTCTGGATAGTACTTAATCCATTCGCCAACAGCTTTATCTATATCTCCGTTATACTTTTCAATCATACCGTTAAACAAAGACTTGTAGCTTACTTCTCCATTGTCTTTAGCCCAGCTAGCCATATCAGACTTTAAGTTAATTGACGGAGATGCTGGAGCAAAGAAACCAAACATAAAGCGAAGAGCAAGAACTGTTGTGGTAGATCCTTGCAATTTGTCTTGGTATGCAGCAAGTTCACCAGGTGATGGTGCAATTTCATTACCTTGCTCATCATATTTAATTTTTAGCCCGTGACCCGTAGCTTCTAAGTATGTTGCTCCCTTACGAGCAGCGGATGCCCATTGAGAACTACGCTCATCAGTACTTAATGTTTGAAGAAAACGGTTTAGGTGTGATGGTAATAGTGCAGAGATCATAGGTTGATCTTGTCCATAGTTACCAGTCAAGTATTTTTCTAAATCATTTACTTGAGGAACTATGTTTCCAATCATTTTAATTGGAAGTGCTGCTACTGGACCAGCAAAGGTAGGGAATAATGAGTCTGGGTTCATAGATGGTGTAATCATCTTTAACTTAGCGCCAAATTCTACAGGCATACCGGTTTGGAAACCATCTTTTACACCAAATACCTTGGCAACTTTATTCATTACTGAGTACACAGGTGTTAATCCTGGGTAGAAGAAGTATTGATCTCCATTTTCATCTGTACGAATCCAGCCTGAGTGTGTAATTCCTTCATATGTAAGAGATGCACGAGATAAAGCCTCTGGGTTGTAGCGTACTGTACGCACCACACGGCGATAAAAGTCTTCAGTAGCACGATAGAATCGTGCAAAGTTACGTACTGACATAGCAAGTTGAGTACGAACTTCAGGATTATCAACATACGCTAGTACTCTATTAGCGGCAATATCCTCTGCTATAGCAGCAAGTTGTTTATTTGCTACCTTTTCAGCAGCATCTCTTTTCTCGCCAGTTAATCCTTTAGTCGCTCTTTCAATAAAACGTTTTTCAAATCCAGACTCATCCATTATTTTAAGAGTTTGTGATAATTCGTAATGAGCCATAGGAATACGGCTAAGTTCGGCGTTGCCTCTAGCCATTGCATCCCAACCCCATTGAATAAAACCGCCAGTGAAATCATCTCCAGCTAATGGGACAAATGATGGACCTGAAATAAACTTTGGAGCATCTCCGTAAGCGCCAAGTCCTGGAATATCATTAAGGCTCAACTCTTTTGCTGATACTGTAACGTTACCCTTTTCATCAACAAAACGAATCTTACTTAAAAGATTTTCGTTTAGATCGCCGTTTTCTTTTGAAAGGTATGTACGAACTGTGTCGTAGATAGCAGCAGCGTGAGTTGTTGTATTCTCACCCTCTTCAGCATAAAGCTTAAAACGACCTCTTGCCTTTTCTGGCAGATCATCCAAGTATGAACGGATACCGTTAATAGCAGTTTGACGGCTAATATTAGGATCTAAGTATTTAATAGCAAGAGATCCAAGATCTGAGTTAGCGTTAGCAGTTAAAGTAAATAACCAAGATACTCGGTTTTCTTGGCTTACTACTGGATTGATATTAGTAAATGGCACACCTGTTGCTTGCTTGTATGCAATACCGTCAATCTCAAGAGCGCCCATACGTGCTCCGTATTTACTAACATCTTCGGTTATTTTCATATATTGGCTAGCGCCACGCATTGCGTTTTTAGCACCATCTGAAACCATAGAGTTAAATGTATTTTTATCTGCGTAAAGAAAATGCTTTTCCATACGAGCACTATTCTTAGGATCTAAAGCTCCGCCTAAAGAATCTTTAACTAATTGATTGGCTACTATTGCTTGAAATAGATTACCGTCTTTTTCAACAAGTGCTTTGTCAATTTTAGCGCCAACTTCTTTGCGATCAAACTTAGAAGTGATACGAGCAATCATTCCAGACTTTGCTTCAGGGCTATCTTTGCCTATACGGTTTGCTAAGAAACGACCATTTATAGCAGCTACAGGAGATTCACCGATAAGGCCGTGAAGTAATAAGTCTTCACTTGCGTTACGAATAACTGTACGAGGACCAGCAAGGGTACCGAATGTCCAGAAGTTTGTAACTCCTTCAATCCATTTTTTGTAGTTAATACCAAACTTGCGAGATAATAAAGTCTCTTTTGCAACAGCAGCATCTAGTTGAGCTATATTAGGTACTCTCATACCAGAAGATAACTGCCAATCAAGAACTGCAGATTGAATTTGATTTGGACCAAAGGCTGATAATTTTACATACTTAGTAGAAATTTCTCCAGTAACTTCATCAATTACTTCACGAGCAACTTCAGGAGCGTACATTTGGGGACGAGTAAACTGTTGAGTTAACATCTCTTTTCCAATAGAAGACTGGTTCCAGCCTTTTACCTCACCAAGAGTTTTCCAAATACCTTCAAAGATTTTTTCTCTTTGACCTTCGTTGCCGGCAACAAATGCTTGTTGAATTATCTTTGAATGGTAGCGAGTAAAACCAAGCATTGATAATTGGTAGATTTTATTAGCAGCATCTTTAGAATTTACATCAAAAAAATTATTAGCAAAGTATGGGTTGATTGAAAACTTGCGAGCAAATTTATCAATACGTCCTCGGATTTGATCGTTGCTTAAACGAAATGTTCCGCTTTTAAAAAGCTTTCCAACACCTTTTTCCTTGGCAGCAATCTCTTCAGATTTTTGAGTAAGTGAAGTAATAACATCTTCAACCTTTGGCTCTAGGCCATAATAAGCTTTTACTAAAGGTTGACCAACCTTATTGATGTCAAATATTTTATCTGCCGTAGTTAAGAAATTAATACGGGCTTGACGGGCTGCATCTAATTTAGGAAGCAAAGCAGTTTTACGGCCAGCTTGTCCACTTAAAACGTTTGTTGTATCTGCAATATTTAATAAATACCCTTTGGCAGTTTCGGCATTTTTAACACCTGCACGGCTAAGTTCATCTATCATTGACGGACCAAACTCAGGTATAAGACGCTTTAAGTTTGTACCAGCCTCAACCATAGTTTCAAATTTTTGTGATAATTTTGCTTTTTCGTAAATCTCTAATTGTGCTCCGTATTGATCAAACAGATTACTTACTTGTGGATTAGAAAAAACACGGTTAAGCTCTGTTTCATTATTAACAAGTCCTTGAAGGGAACGACCATAAGTATATTTTTCTTTACCCAATAAAGTAAACAAAGCCCAGTTGCCAGCATCATATGCTTTTTTGGCTTTTCCTAAAATAAGTGTTGGATCTGCAAATATACGGTATGTGGCATCATAAAATCCAGAAATGCCTTTGTATAAAGCACCTGAACCTTCCATAGATTCTGGTAATAATAGGTTTGCTATTTGACGGCCTGGAGAGTATTTAGCAGCTTGTGCTGCATCAATAGCATCTTGAAGAAGAAGTTTGTTTTGTACGGATTGAGAAACAATTAGTTTTTCTGCATCAGTTCCTGATGTTTGAATTTCCCTCGTTGAAATACCGCTAGCAATTTTAATAGCAACAGACATAATGTCTTTGCCGTATTTTTCTTCTGCTTCTTGAATACGCTTAGGGCTAAATACTTGATCGCCTTTATCGTTAGAAATATTCCAGGCTTGACTAATATCTACGCCTTGGTCTACAGCAATAGCACCTGTGCGATATAAGCGAGTTGTGAAATCTGATACTTCATTAAGTGCTTTAAAAGGAGCAGCAATTATTGTCTTTGCTGTTGAGGTTAAATAACCAAATGCTTTGCCTAATGGGTTATTTGTATCTCCACCAAAAAATGACTCGTGAGATTTTTGTTGGTCTTTAGATAACGAATCAAAAGCTTGCTTGCCTTGTTCTTCAGGCATAGCAGAGATTCTCTTATGGGAATCCATAAGTTTAGAAAGCCCGTCAATCTGAGCTTTTTGTTTAGGTGTAAGTCCGGCTTGTGCTGCCGCTGCAGATAAGTTTGGATCAGCCACTACATACCTCGTGAAAGAGCTTGTTGATACAAAATACCAATCTCACCGGTGGTGTCGTAAGGAAGCATTTGGGCTAATGTGTCTGATAATTTTTCCGCAGCAGAGCCTTGGTTCATTATTAATGCTTCCGGTCCAGCTCCTTCACCCATTGGTAATCCAGTGGTGATTGGAACATCTGGGCGTTGTGTTGGAGCAAATAAAGGTGTAAGTGGTTCTGGCTTAATAGTAGGTTGCGCTGATGTTGGAGCGCCAGCAATATCTTCTTGCATTTGTTTTCTATCACCATAGTTTTGTGATGGTGGTAAGTCTTCTCGTACTGAGAACTTGCCTGGACCAGATACTCCAGCTAGTGGAACTTTCTCTGCCATTTAGTCCTCCTTCAAAGTTTCTAGATTTTGTGTGAACTCTTGCCACACTTTAGCCTCTTGGCTCTTTTGCGTTGAATGATAAATTGATAATTGGTGCAGATCTTCTGCAAGTGTTTCTATTGTTGCTATTAAATTTAAAAAGAATCCTGAAATGATTACTAAAAAATCTGAGGAACGCACTGGGCGCTGAAGATTATTATCTTGATCCACCCAGTGCTCCTATCGTTAATATGATTAACCCTTTTTTACTGATGTACCTTTGCGGCCTTTTGGTGTAAATCCGAAAAACACCTTGCCACCTGCCTTACCTGCTGGCTTGTTCTTGCCTTCAGTTGGCTTTGCTTCAACTGCCTTTGCTCGTGATCCTTTATTCATTGTTCACCTCCCTATTATGCTGCTCCGCCAATAGAGGCGAGTAGTTGTGCTATGTCTGGTCGGGCTTGGCCAGCAGCAGGGGCCGCTCCGCTTTGTTGTTCTGGAGTAGGCTGCGAGGCAGGGGCGGGGGCCGCACCTGCTACTGGAACTTGTTGTTCAGGAACTGCTGGCGCTGGGGCCGGAGCAAATGCCTTCTCAATAATTGTTTCTAGTTGTAATCCCTTTTGTCTGCCAGCAATGACTTCAGCGATGCGAGTGATAACTTGAGTTGGGTCTTGACCTTGCGAGGCAAGTGCGGGTATAGCTTGTGCATACTGAGCAACAGCAACCCGAAGAGAATCACGCATTTCTTCAATGTCAACCCTTTGTTCTTCTTGTGTAACATTTAACTCCATTGGGATTTCTCGGCGAACATAATCACGGGAAACTAACTTATCGCTACGCATTTGTAGAAGTGCAATGATTGCACGGTTAGGGTCCATACCTGACATAATTCCGTAACGAACATCAACAGCGTACTCGCCCTTGATATCACGAGATGGAATGTACTTCATTGTAAATGGTGTGCCGTCATCTACACCCTTGATTGTCTTAGTCATTGAACCAAAGATCTTCTCATCTACTTCAAAGCAGAGAGAAACCATATCTGTAAATAGACGAGCAAACTGTGCTTGTGCTGCTTTGATCTGTGTATCAAAGCCTGCTTGTAATGCTTGAACTCCACGACCAGTAACGATAGAGGCATCAATATTTCCTGAGCGAGTTTCAGGATAACGAGCACCCATACGAAGTTCACGCTCTAGTACACCTGACTCTTGGAATACACCGTTAGGTAGTTCTAGTGGAACTCTGCGAATTGCTTGTGGGTTAGCAGAACGCATAATTGCATCTGGTCCCAAAGCAAGTTCTTGTACATCTTGTGGAATAGCAATAGGTGCTTGAATAGATTTCTCAGCAGCCTGAATCTGTAATACTGCAAAACGAGCACGGGCTAGTTGAACTGACAAGATGTCATCAAATTGACCACGAGCTTCGCCATCTAAAGATGAGCGCATTGCTACATTTGCTAAACACTTACCTACTGGGTTAGGAAGATTAGATAGAACTAAGTTCTTACGCTCTGGTAGGAAGATCATATCCTGATCTTTATCGTGGTAGCGAACCATACTTACTAGAGGAGATCCTTGTTGCCAAGTATTTTGTGGCAGGATTTGGGATGCATACTCTGGGTACTGTGCTGCTAATGTTTCAGCATCAGTTGATAGAACCTGTGTTAAAGAAACTGTACGACCAAAACGATCAATCTCTGGGTATACACCCCAAGGGTTTAATAAGCGGATACGAGGATTGTTTGTTTCGTAATCCATTT